GTTCCTCCTTACACTAATCTGATCTTCCCGGTGAGGAGCTCGTTCATCATGGCCACTTTTAGGTACTGGTATTTATTGAGTTTCTGTTGAAGCTCTTCTATTTCTAAATCCATCGAATAAAGAATGCTAACAATCTGTTCTTGTTCTCTTTTTTCTGGAACAGCAATGATCGTGTCCGATAGTGCCCCTTTTGATATAGATGAAACTTTTATTCCAGTAATAAATGGGATGATCTGTTCATGAAAGAATGAGCTGTTCATGTAATAGCCTAACCACATAGGCGCAAACATGTCGCTCTTTTTTGGACGACAAGGTATTGTATGCAATCCAGCTACGATCCGTTGTTCGCCAATATTTACAATCTCTGTTGTCTTACCGACGGTCTCATCTTCTGCAGTATCCGCAAGTAAAACATCCCCATCTCTTAATGCAGCAGAATTGACGTTTGCCCCAGAGTTTATGAATGGCAATGACTCCTTCCTGCAGTCCAGAATCTCCGAGAATTTTACGAGTAAATCTCCATAATGTATGTTTTTTACTGTACCAGCAGAATAATTCAATTCTGCTCGCGGGAGAGTATTATTGGACAATTTATCGAAGCACTCGTCAAAGGGCATACTGCTCCATTGGCTTGAAAAACCATCCAGCCTTTCTTGTCCAGCTAATAACGTTTGAATGGCACCCTGTTTAATGTGTTGTTTTTTTGCAATCAGCTGCTGCAAGCCGTCAATCAGATCATCAATATCAGTGAGTGTACCGGCAATTGCCTCCTGCTCTGGTTTATCAGGAACCGGAATATCAATTGCAGAAAGTTGCTTACCGTTTGTCAAGGCGCGAGTGGTATATGTGCATCTTGTGATTATTTCACGGCGCACCTCTTGTGTAGAGAAACAATACTTGCAGTATTCAGGAACCAACCTATCTGTTTTAGGACGACCACGAAGAACAAAGCCACTAAAAGCACAGTCTGGAATATCCTCTAATAACACGGAGGAAATACCAACTTCCTCAGGTGTTTCAGAAGTACGTGTAAAAAACACGTCGCCCTTCTTTACCTCATATCTTCGGATTTCATTATCCTCCAAGGATACAGTTCCCTTGACGTCACTTCTCTTCAAACCACGTTTCTTATAAACATCTGTGTAATTAACGATGGGTGTCCCGTGGCCGAAGAACTGTTTGCCCTTATTCAGGCCATTTTTGAAATCCAGTAGATTTCCTATTTTTTCTCGATCCCAGTCTCTTGCCATTTGAACCCCATCCTTCCAAGATGTGCTTTTACTTTTGTTTCCAGATCGGCAACGCTATCTATTATTTGAGGTAGTGTTTTTTCATACCGATCAACGAGAACAATGATTCGCGCAGCCAGATAATGAGAAAGTGCTGTGTACAAG